TAATGAAGTACCTAAATCAGCAACAAGCTTTTTAGCAACACTTTTAAATAAAGAATCTAATTGACCTGCCATTATCCTCTAACCGCCCTAAGTTGAAAAGCTCCTGATCCACCTATCATGTATGCTCCAAGATAACTTTGTAACCAGGGGTAGACATCCATAATATTGTTTATAGATCCTGTTCCCTGACTATCAGTATTGTACTTAACTTCTATATCCCCTAATTTAACCTCACTAAAATTACCATCTTTACCAGTAGTACCAGTTATAGCTCCAGTATCATTTGCCAATGCTCTTGCTAATTCAAACTGTGCATATTTAATATTTTGAGGAATAGTAGAACAGGCAAGTTCTACTCCATCAACCTGATAATTATTCCTTGGGAACTTCAATGCCTGACCAGAATCACATCTGTCTCCATAAAAAACAAACCCATCAATCCATCTAGTAGCTGATATTAATGATCTATTTTTCTGATCGTCCGTTTTATCTGTCCAAGTTGAAGAATCTGGAACGGTTTCAAAATAACTATTAGCTTCAGTCAAGGTGACATAGCTATTAGCATTTGCTCCTTTTATTGTTGCGTCTATGGTAGCTGCCACGATTAATAATTTATTTTAGTTTTATTGTAGCGTAAAGAAAAAACCCCACCAATAATTGATGAGGCTTTTTACTACTTTGCTACTTAATACTATTAAGGAATAGCAGAAGTATCAAGTGGTGAGTTAACGATTAGCTCAACTACTGGAATTAAATCTACATCATATGTAGCAGCCCAGTTTGATGAACTCATCAATGTTGCA